AAACGGCGAACAGCCCTCGTGCGTCGTGTCTGAGATATTGACGCGAGCCATGCAGATGCCGCCGATCTGTGCCCCGACAATCGCATCGACCGCGGCAGGTTCGCGCAAGATCGCAAATAACACACCGTCATCAACATCGAGTCCCTCGAACGTCAACCCCAGTCGATTGGTGTCCGTCAGCAGTGAATCGCCGACCTGTACGACCGAGCCAAGTTCAAGGTCTGAGCCAGTTAGGTTTTTGACTTTAATCAGGTCCGAAGTGCGAGTAGTTGCAAACGGCGCGTGCGGGGTACCGAGTTCGCCGGCCTTCTGCCATTGGTCGACCATGCGGGCAGTCGCGTTGTGGTCCGCCGATTTTGGCGGGTGCCAGGTGTCGCCAGGTTTGTACTTTTCAAGCGTCATGATCAACCCCAACCGAACGCCGCCATGTAGTTGATCCACTCACGCCCAGCCGGACGTATGACTTCGATGTATTTGATTCGCTTGACGTTGTGGCCGTTGTCAACTTCGTCCTTGTAAGAAATATTCAATACGTCCCAGCCAGCCTTAAAAGCGACCGTGATGCCGCCGAGAATCAGGTTTTGTACGTTGTAGCTGATAGCAAACGAATATTGAGCGGTCGCTTCCATGTCGGTCTCAGCGAAGTTACTGCCAAGATACAACACCTCGCCGGGCGCGTAAGTCAGAAAGGTCGTGGAATTCGGATAGCCGACCAACTGACCCACTGCCTTGACATAGGCCGCGTTCAGTTTGCCTTCCGGGTGTCGAAAGTTGACCGTGATCTTGCTTTCCGCAACCGGAATATCAACTCCGCGAATCTCATCACCGTCAACACCAATCAACCCGCCGTTGTCCACTTCGTCAGCCACAGGGCCGTAACCAGCAATGCGAGTCCCGGCCGTGACGTTGACCGTGCCACCGGTCTGGTCGACCACGAGTTGATACGCGCCAGGGTCTCTTTTTGTGATGCCGTACGGCGCGGTGATCGAGTAAGACCGGGCCGCGTGGTTTTCGTGGATCTGGATGTCTTGCAGGTAGAGCGTCCCGCGCGGGTGGGAGAATGTCCGTGGAATCCGGTTAGGCGTCATCACGAACTGAGCCACTTGGTCAAAGGGATCAGTGGCGGTTGCCGGCACGGTTCCGCGAATGCGCCAGTTGACTGTGGCCGTTTCTTTGCCAATGTCGCCTTGGCTCGTCTGCTCTAGGATGTATGTCATTTATCGAACCGCCATACTGACCACCCAGCGTTCCAGAATGTCGTTAGTCTTCTCAGCGGCCACCGCGGCCTTCTTTCTGTCGCGTTCCTGTTCCTTCAGGATCCGCCCTAGTTTCCGCGTTTCCTTCGCCGGATCGGTTGCCGCCTGCTCGCCTTGGCCGAAGCTCATTGCGACGGCTGCCGCCGCCGAGAATGTGGAGACTTGGGCGAATGTCTTTTTCTTCTGATCAGCCTCGTCTCTTTCGATACCCTCCTTGCCCCCGCCCTCCTCGCCCGCCGCAACTTCCTTCTCCTTGGTTTCGCGTTTGGTGCGCTGCTCTAAAACCAGTTCCTTGAGTCGCTCTTTGAACTTCTCGGTTTGAGATGGTCTATCAATAGCCTCGGTCTCTTTACCCTCGGCTCGTTGTTTATCTCGCGCGTCGATGCCGGCCTGAATCTCCACGGCCAATTGCTGCTGTGCGGCCTGCAGATCGACGCTGACCGACGTGTCTATATTCCCTAGTTCGGTCCCAAATGCATCCCCAAACGCCGCAGCCGCTTCCATCGCGGCTGGGCCTACTTCCGCATTGAATTTCATCTGCACGTCGACCTGTGCTTGAACCGCCGCAAGGGCCTCTCTGCCGAGCCCCTTTAGTAGCCCCTTGGTCGCGTCAACCTGTCCTTTGACTAGCTCCTGTGCAGCCCCTTTGAAGTCGCGACTCATCACCAACTTCATCACTTTAATGATAGACTCAAAACGCGACTTGAGACTGTCGAACACCAACCCGAGCGCATTCGCAAGGAAACGCGGAACAGCAGTTAAACGGTTGACCATCAACTCAGCGAAGGCACCCGCTAAGGTTTTCCAATTTTCCATCGCGACAGCAAAGGCGCTGATCAACCCGCTGACCGTGGCGCTGATAACCGCAGGAAACCATTCCATGAACACGAACTTTAGTTGATCACGCGCCCCGAGAATTCCTACCAGTGCAGATGCTTTGAATATCTTCCAGGTCTGATCCCAGCTCGCCGTTAATATCGACGCGAATTCCATGATGCCGCTGAATACGTTTTTGATTGCCGACACTGCTGAAGAAGCACCCTCAATAATCCCGTCGATCGAGATGCCGAACGAATCGAACACGAAGCCTGTGAACGATGTCCAAGCCCCCGTCATCATGCCCATCACCGTTTGCCAAGCGCCGGCCAGGTCACCTTGGATCAGTTGTCCACCGAGCCCGCCGATAAACTCACCCATTCGTCCGCCGATCAGGTCCACCAATGCGTCTAGGCCGGTCGACATCGCCGCCTGGAGTCCTGCAACTGCAATCTTGCCAGCTCCGGCCAGGTCACCCGTCGCCAGCGCGTCCTTGATGCCCCCGAACGTGTCCTTGCCAATTCCTGCGAACTCCCTGAGTAGGTTCATCAATCCGCCGATCGCAGCTTGTCCCGACGACGTGTAGCGAGCCCACAAAGCGGTGCCACCGACCAAGAGGCTCGCTACGACGCCGAGCGGTGTGAACAGCAGGCCGATCACTGCAGCAACTGAAGAGACAACCCCGGCTACCGCAGACAGTGACGCACCGATGACAATCGCGGCTCCGCCAAACGCAACCAACGCTGAGCCTGCCGCCACCAGTGCAGCCCCTACGGCTGCGATCGTCTTGAGTAACCCAGCATTTTCACGAGCCCACGTACCAATGTTTACAACCACCTTCTGAGCTGTTGCAGCAAATGTTAGAACGCTATCAGCCAGAGACGCCCCAATCTCAAATGCTGCACCGGCAACTGATCTTTTAATGCGGTTGATGGCGTCCGTGACCTTCGCGGCGTCCTTGACAGCTTTTTCCGTTGGGACAATACCAAGGTCTTGAGCCTCTTGCCTTAGATCCGAAAGTCCATCCAGCATCGGCAACAGGGCAGTGCCTGTGCGGCTTCCGAATACTTCCATTGCCGCTGCGGCTTTCTTGGTGGGGTCTTCGATCGCGCCCACGCGGTCAGCAATTTCCTGGAATTGATCCTCCGGCGTCATGCCCTCTAATTGAGCCGCAGACAGCCCCAAAGCGTCCAGTGCATCTACCGCTGTAGAAAGACCGCGATCTGCATCGCCGATCGTCTTCTGCATCTTCCGTACGGCGTTCTCTACTTTGTTTAGATCGGTTCCGCTTTGCTCTGCAGCAAAACCAAGCTCAGCCAGTGCCGGTGCCGCTATACCAGTTCTCTGGCTCATCTTGTCAAGTTCGTCACCGAACCCGGCGAAGTGCTTAACCGAGGCTACAAACGGAGCCACGATCGCTGAGCCCATCGCTGTCAGGCCAGCCCCAGCCATAGCGGCTTGCCGGCCCATCGACTGCATTCCCTGGCCGACCTTGTTAATAGTTTTCGCCAAAGGGCCAGTTAGCGAGTCCTTTAGAAATAACTTCACGAACGCCCGACCGGCTTCAATGTCCCCGCGTCCTGCCATCAGTTATCCTCCGGCACAAACGGGTCGCTGCCGTCGTCCTCGACGAAGTGCCCGTCATTATCTTTGATGCGTCTTATGTGGTAGGCAATCAACGGAGTGATCAATAGCGGCTCGTAATACCTCTGGCCTATCTCCCCGGTATCAATAAATCGCTGCCAATCGGTGTGCTCCTTTGCGGCTTTAACCTGTGCGATGTCGATTGCCCAGATCCGCATTCGCCGCCGCATGGCCATCGCCATCGTCCACAGCGTATGCAACGTCAATCCCCTGGGGCTAATCCCGAGTTCCCCTGCACACTGGGTGCAAGCATCGGCGGGGTGACATCCTGGCCAGTAACAGAAGCTGCTGCCCTCAGGATGTCGTCGACTTCTGAATAGTCGGCCTGCGTATCCGCCGGCGAAGTAGTATCCGGCGTCATCTCGCCCATGGCCTCGGTCAGCGCTCCCATCACCGCCTCTCGTAATGCCGCCGGCATGTCCGGGTCGTTCAGCTTCGCCACCATCGGCCGGATCTTCGCCCAGTTCTGGTCGAACTCCCTCTGCTGATCTAAGCGGGATTGAATCTCTGACCATTGCTTCGGTGGGAAAAAATTTGCCGCTGCGCTCACGATCGCCTCGATGGCTCCTGGGATGACGTCGCGTACGATCCGCTTTGAGAACGTCCGCTCGTCGATGTCCTTTGGCTCGCAAAGAACAAGCAATACCTTGACGAGTTTCTTTGCATCTTGCTCGATCGCGGCTAGACCGCCTGCAGAAAGATCGGCGAGATCGATGCCGGTTGCCTGGTAAACGTCGTCAAGCAGCAGGCCATCGAATTCAACGGTCCAGGATTGGCCCATTGAATCATTGAAGGTAGACATGTGGCACCTCATCTGCTTGGGTTGTTTATCCTCGCACCTGCACCAGCCAGTGGAGTTTCGACACGAGCCCGAGAACTGCAGTCCCAGTGGCCGCGTCAGTGATCGCAACCGTCATCAATACGCCAAACTCATCACCGTTTACGCGACTCGTGGGCGTGATCACGAACGCCTTGGACGCTAGGGTTAGTGAGTTAATCGTGGTCGCGGCTGTCGTGCATAGATCGGCGGTGTGCGAGATGTCTGCCTCTGATTTGTGGTAGACGGAAAAATCAATCGTTGCCGTGCCGTCGCTGATCGTCGTCAACATCCCCGCGTGCGCCACAAGGGAGATCTCCCCGGCAGATTCATATTCGGCGGGAAGCGAAAACGTGAATGCGGCTTTCTGTGTGACCGTGGTCGCCTTGGCGTCACTGGTCCGAATACTGTGCCCGGAACTGGCGAGCGTGCCGACAATGAGCCCGAGGTCGTCCGATGACGCGGTGTTCGGCAGGACAGCGTTAGAACTGGAATCGAAGATCCGCAGCGACTCCAGCGGCTGCCAGAACTTCTTAGACTCCAGGGCCAGCTTGGCGCGTGTGACGCCCGCGTCAGTTGCCAGGTCGGCATCCTTGACCGTCAAGGCATCAATCGTCGATGTAACGGTTCCGGCCATTGGTCACTTTTTTGCGGGAGTTTCCGACTTGCTATCTGACTTACTTTTAAGCGGTTTCTTCTCGTGCCGCACGACTGCCTTCTCGGCAGCTTCACGCTCAGCAATGGCCGCTTTCAGGGCTTCGCGACGAGCCTGCAAGCACTCGACGTGTCTTAGTGTCGGTGCCAGATCCCGGTCAAGGTCGCGAAGTAGCCGCTTGAGTTCTGCGAGCATGGTGGCATCCTTACGCTAGCGCGGTGAGGCTGGAGAATAGGTTGAGCTTAATGTTGCTTGCTGTGGTTGCGACACCAACGGTTGCGATCTTCCAGCCGCTCGCAACATCATCAATATGAGCAATGCCGCCCGCTGTCGCAGTGCCGATATACATTTCGCCCGCTGTGGCTGAGAAGCCCGGATTGTAATTGCCGCCGACGAGAATCGAGCACCGCTGACCAGCCACGCCCCCGGTCATAAAAACCCCCGCAATAGTCGCGAGTTCATCAGCGGCATTCGCATCAAGTAATCCGTAGGTTGGCGGGTTCGTGCCGTCTGTCGTCGACAGGTAGGCGGTCTGGCCGATTGTGGTCGTCGACTTCAGAATGCCTTCTCTGTAAACGGGATCTGATCCAGGCATAACCGACGCCGCTGTAACGCTTGCATCTGCCATAATAAATTCCTTATCAGTCAGTCCAGGATCAGTCAGTCCAGGTGCGACCGGAGTCCTTGGTTGGGAAGCAGGTAAACGCGACGACCTGGCCTTCTTTGAGGGCACCAGGGTTGTCCATGTCGATCGTGACGTCGCCGTCAAACTCCGTGTCGCCCCCGGTGTACCGGACAACCTTGACTGCGATATCGCCGCCGCTTTCGGCGACCGCGATGATCGCAGCCAACGGCGAGTCCGAGTCATGGTAGACCATGTTGAACGTGATCGAAGCGACGAGCCCGACAACCTGTTCGGTCTTGCGTGGGATCGCCGAGCCATCGCCCCGGTCGGTGGTTTCCCAGCGCTCCTTGGTCTTGTTGACGTTGACGTCTGTTGCATGCGTGATTTGCGTGGCCGCTGTGCTGCCTGCGGTCCCGTGATAAATCAGCCGCTCGTAACCGGCGCGGGCTTTAGCCATTTGTTTGGTTCCTTCTGTTAATGCCGAAAACAAGCAACCGAATCCCGCCATCGCACAAAAAAACGGCCATGCAAGGATGCAGCCCTGCATGGCCGTCTATGTGCAAGTCGCGGGGATCAATCCGCGACGTTTGCGGGATTCGATTGTGTGTCTTTAGTTAGTTATTCTCCGACTGAGCCTTGCCAGTCTCTCGCGAAGCGGTCCACGTTTGCCTTAAGTGCCAGGTGCATCGTTGGGCGTTCTTCTAGTTCAATGCCGTCAAATGGTTCGCCGAATTCCTGGTAATACTGTGATTCACCAACGAAACTGAATCGTGGGCCAATGATCACGTCCTCTTTCGTCGCGTGGGTGAAGATCGCCGCCCGGATGTTCGAGCCGCCTCTGGCTCGCGTGGTCACGGGACCACCAGCCGGGCCGGCCGTCTTGCGCCGCTTTACCGATTCCTTTGCCGTCTTGCGAATCGAAAATCCAGCGTGCCGAAAGTTGTTGAATGCAGCCTTCTTCACCGCCTTCTCGACGTTCTGCGGGGTCGTCTTGGTTTCTGTTTTCACGCCGATCATGGATTTGCTTTGGTGATTTCATAGGTCAGTCTGACAACGCCCTCGAACATCCCTTTGCGTAGCTTCGCCTGGTTGACCCAAGATGGAATGTCTGAATCAACCCAGGTCGCCGTCGCCTCGTCCTCAAGTGGTGTCGTGTTTCGTTGGCCACTAAAATAGGCGAAAATGTCTTCGAGCAAGTCAACATACGGATCAACCTTTCCTGCTCTCAGCCGGCCTGTGGCCGCGTCCCTGTCGTCTGGCTTGAATCGCTTTCTGACTGCGATGTCGATTTGCGGTGCGTATCGCAGAGTCGTTTCGTCGTCGAGTTCTACGGTCCATCCTCGCGTCACGAACACCACATCAACCGAAACATCGTCTAGTCCTTTGTAATCCTTGTCCCAATCCGCATAGCCTCGCGTTGCACGAAACGGCACGGCCCACGTTCTGTCAGAGTGGTTCAGTTCCGTTACAACTGCGTTGGCTATTCTGATTGGTATTGATGTCATTCAATCCGTTTCGTGTGAACCAACCACTCGTATCCGCCAGTCATCTTCTCAACCGATGGTGTGTCGTCGTCTGGTGGCTGAATCTCGAATGTTTCGTCACCCTCGGTTATTCGATACCCTGTCCGTGGTTCGATCGTGGTTCCGTCCACCACCACCGAAGCCGCGAGCAGCGTGTAATCCCGAATAGAAACCTTCACCTCCAAGCCGTACTCCTGACCGAGAGCCCTGTGTATTCTGTCGCTTCGTCGTGCTGTGAATTCAGCCGTCGAAATGACACCGTTCGATAGTGTGACCTGCACCGAGTGCTCCCGGTTTAAGACCGGCAACGCATGGCCGTGAAATCGGTCGTCAAATCTGGAAGTCATTAGCCGCTCGCCGGTGGTACGCACTTAGTCAATCGCAGGCCGAAATGTGAGTGCCCCGACGCGACTTTAGCTGATGCGTGGTTGTCTGCTGGAATAAGGTCTTCGGGCGCGAAATATTCAACCTCCCGATCGCCTTCTTTGGTCTTCTTGACCATCCCGAGGCCGACCGCCTCAACCGCGGCGTCGATCGTTGTCTTGGCGTCGAATTCAGCCATTAGTCACCCCTCACACATCGAACTGGATGAAGCCCATGTCCATGACCGACACGTTCCCGGGAGAGTTGTCGGATGACTTCTCCATGTGGATCAACAGCTTGAGCGGCCCGGTTGCGTCCCCGAGGGCGAACGTGGAGCCAGTCAGGATCGCCACGCCGTCGATGTAAAGCTGAATGTCGGTGTTGTCGGTAAAGTCGGCCTGGAACAAAAATGGCGTACCAACAACAAAATCAACCGTCGTATCAGTCGCCGCCACTTCCGTCGTTCCGTCATCTGATTCCGCCAGGATGTTGAGGCTGGCTCCATCAATATGACAGAACAAACTCTCGGTGATCGTGTCGGCGTCAGTTGCGTGAGACGCATTCGCGACTCCGATATTGAGGTCAAAGGCCGCAGCGTCACCATTCAGATTGACACAAATCAGAGCGCTGAGAATTCCATCAGCCGCAACGGGGAAATCCCGAAGCGACAGGGCATCCAGTTTCTGCGCCTCTGCGGTAGTGTCGAAGATCATGCTGACGCCATTACCAGACCCGGTAATATGCGGCCAGCCGGCGGAGCTGATTGGAACCGACCAATAACCATCCTGAAGCCCGATTGTGTACACAGGTTCCCGATTCAAGTGAACATCAACCGTAGTAGCCGCTGCCGTCGCGCTTTCTTCAACCGTGCCGACAACGTAGTCGAGCGTACTGGTCCCGAATACAACGGTCGCCTTCGACGCTGAATGGTCCCAGTAGACCTTAGTGCCCTTGAGCATCACCATCGAGGCCGTCTTCGCCAGCGTGACAATGCCGGCCACCTGAACCGACCCCTGCGCAGCCGCAGCGATTGCGGTTGGAGCATATGCCGCCCTTCCGTCTGGGAGATGGATCACCTGGCCGGCGGTCAGGGCTGCCGTTGGCGTCCAGTCTACGGTTTGAATTCCATCCTGTTTAGTGACTGCTTCAGCCATCGGATTCATCCTTCTTTATTCGGGGTTTCCCAGCCGGCTTACCGGTGGCTTTCTTGATTACCTTTTTCGCTGCTTCGGCGATTGCCGGCTTGGGCGGAACCGCCTTGATTGGCTCGTCCAAACAGACAGCCCAGTTATTCGCCACTAACGTAGATCCGAGCTTGTCACCAACTTCCCCCTCTTGTCCTTCGCTCAGGGGACAACCGTAGTTCGCGGCCACGTTGATCAGCATTTTGACTCGCATGTTTTTCCTCTATCAGCCAGCAGCGCTTCCATCGGCCCGTACGCCGCCGCGGTACTCTTGCAACGCAACGCCGATGTCGCTGTAACCTCGCATCTGTACACCCAGCACATTGAAATCAGCGTCGGCCGATTCAACAAACGGTTCGATCCGCCCGTTAAGTGCAGCAATTTCAACTACGGGCATTTCATTCGGGTCGGCCAGCATGTACCAGACGCTCGCACTGTAGCCGGTGTAACTGGAATTGCTCATGTACGGCGAGCTTTCCACGCGGAACCGACCGTTCCAGATGTTCGCATTCGTGGTGGTGGTGGTGCTCCCTGTGATATGCAGCTCAGAATTCATGAGTTGCAACGCGGTCGTCTTGATCGCCGTTGGAACCAGGAGAATCTTGGGCTGAACAGCAAGCGGTTTGGAGTCTGGATCGGTCTGGTTCATAAAGATCACTTCCGCCTCTTCGAGACCGAGAAGCCCCAGCGCTCCAGTATCGGTCGACACGTTGGAGTTGCCGACCGTGAAGAAGCTTCCGGTGTTATCGAGAAACACGGTCCAGAAGACATCATTGAGTTTCAACGCACCGCCGCGGCCCAACCGTCGCGGCACGGCCGTCAGTGCACCAAGGTCGTCATTGATGATGTCGTTGCGAGTGATCGCCAGCATCTTAGCGTAGGTGTCGGCCTTGTTGGTGTACGTCAGATCCTTCAGTTCGCCGTGCGGGATCTCGCCGGCGGATCCGACCTTCTCATATTGCAGGTCACCGTGCAGCGATACCGTTGTGTGCGTCTTAAAGTCACTGACGTTGCGAATTGACGAGATGGCCAACGGGGTCAGATCAACAGCCATCCATCCTTCGTGAAGGAATTTATTGGCCGTCGCCGCCAGCACGTCGGGCGTGCTCATCGTGCTCCAAGCCTGAGCCTGAATTTGACTGTTTGGTGCAGTCATCCCGAACGCTGCCCGCTGGGCGGTGATGTCTACCCGTGACGAATGGTTGGCGTTGTGTCCGTTCATCTCAGCGCCCTTGAGAATGAACTGGTTGAGGCTGACGCCACTTGGGAAGGCGTCGTGCGCCGCCTGGAGTTCCTGGTCGGTGAACTTCTCTTCCACATCTTGAAGGCGGCCGGCAACACAGAGGGCTGCCTCCATCACTCGATTCGTCAGGTTCCGATTCCTGCCCTGATTGCGGATGCCAGTTGTCGACTTAATGCCGCTCTCGTGGATTTCCAGACGGAACTTGTCGTAAGACCACCCCTCGTCCATCGCCTGTTCGGCCAGCAGTTTCAGCGGCTCGATCTCGAACGGTGCTCTGCCCTCACATGCTCTCAGCGCATAGGACGTGATGTTGTCTTTCCGCTCGTTTTCGAGCTTCACCGCTTCGATGCCTGGGCCGATACCCTTTGCACTCTTCTTCTTTAGTGTCGTGCCGGCGTAGTTGGCTTTGAGCGTTTCGAGCTTCTCGTCGGTGATGTTTTCAACGTCAACGCCGATGTCCTCAAGCCATGCTTTCAATTTGGTGTCCACGTTATCAGCCTCCGAGGTTTTGGCGGTTGCGGCAATAGAAACTTCTGTTTGGTCGTCCGCACCGTGCGACACAAAACCAAATCCAGTGAGTGTGGTTTTCGTTCCGACGTAGAGTGGTCCGGTAAATTCCTGCCCGTTGACCGTGACCGGTTCGCCTTCGCCGACTTCAGTTATGACATCTGGCGAAGCCTCAACGGATGCCTGCCAGACAAATCCATCCTTTGCACTTTCGACGACTTCACGCCGGCTTTCGGTAGCGGCCGATGCAATCCCGCTGAGTGTGAGCGTCTTTTCGGTGATCACTTTTGCCGTGACGTGGCCGACTCGCTTCGATGGGTCGTGGTCGAGGTTTGCGACCAGGCTGTTCGCGAAGCTCATCCCTGCAAGGTCGATCACTACTGGCAGATCCCAGCCCTGCAAAGCCATTGCGCCGCCCGTGTAGGCAGTCACGTCGAACTTGGGAGGTCCGGCTTCGTCGCCTTTCTGGGCAACGATCTTTGCCGGTGCCGTCATGCAAAGTAGCTTTTCACTCATCGTCATCGGCCTCGTCTGGCTCGTTGTTTGATTTGTCTTCGATCCCGTCGTCAACGGCAGTCGCGATACCGAGCACGGCAGCGACTTGATTGATCGCGTGTGCGGGCACGTTGCGGAGAACGTTGATTTGCTTTTGTTGCTCGACGGTGATTCCATTGGCGGTCGCTTCGCTCAATACTTCGTCCTCGTAGTCCTTGCCGGAGTCCGAGTAGATCGAGGGCAGCGATGTCTGGCCGCTCTGCAGCTTGGTCTGGTTCGCGGTCGCCTCGCTTTTGATGTCGGCAACCTGATGCTTCGGCCAGTCCCAGGTGTGAGCCTTGGCAGCTTCGCTGATCACCGTTGGGTCGCCGCCAAGCCACCCGAAGACAAGAACGGCCTGGTCAAACCATGTGTCAAATACCGGGGCATCTAGCACAAGGTCGTTGCAGTCTTCGCGGTCGACGTCGAGCGATCCGTAATAAGTCGAGTGATCCAACCGGCCAGATGCAAAGTTGTAATCGCTGGAGTCGCACATGGCCTTGTTAAGCGGCATCGAGCGTGGGCGCGCCTGCTCGTTGACGAGGCTTTTGTGAAACGATTCATAATTGGCCGTCGGCTGTTCCGCTCGCGGCTGGAATGCGTCATAGCCGGCAGGCAGAGCCGTCATCATTCGTTTCTGAATGTCGAGCGTGCTCATCGGTGAAACGCTGTCCACCTGATCGGGGTCAAGCGTCGTCTTGATGAACAACGAGAAATCAGCGATGTTTTCAGCGCCAGCGATCACGGCTTCGCGATAACGCCTGGCAGCCGCGCCGACGTTCAGCGTGCTCGTTGATTCGGGCACTCCTCGATGTTGACCGGGGCGCCGCAGCTTGAACCAGTGAGCCACCAGCCTCGCCGGCACCTGTTCTGCTGTACTGGTAATTGACCACGAGGAACCGGGGTGGTCTTGGAGGATGTCGTACCACAGTGGGTTGCCGAACGAATCGAACCGAATGCCGTCAATGTAGCCCCGCTGGCCGTATGGCAACTGCGGCGTCTGGCACTGCTCGGTTTCGACAAGCTGAAAGTCAAGTTTAATCCGGTGTCGCAGGCCACGGTTCAGCCGCAGAATACCGATCCCCTCACCGTCCTGCCCGTAAGCATGAGCAAGGCACCATAACTTGCGGCGGAACTTGACCTCCTTGGCCCACGTCCGCCACTCGCTCTCAATCATCCGGTTGAAGCCTTCGCTGCCGGTCTGCATCCGAAGCGTTGGGCCTGTACCCACTAGGTCATTTGCCCAAGTCGAGTTGATGCCGGAGGAGAATCCGTTCGAGCCGCATTCGTATCGGCTTCGATGGACCAGCTTCTCCCGAACTGCCCGCGAATGTGCAGAGTCGGCGTCGAAAGCGTCGGTGTTGCCCCAGATGTTTGAATACTCGGTTCCGCTGCCGGCGGCGTCATACTTGGCGGCCAGCCGGCGGGGTTTCTCGTTCTGGGCCTGCACGAATGCGTCAATGAGTTCCTGTCGCGGTTTCCCGCTTCGTGGAATCGGTCGCTCGTATTGGTCGAGAATATGCGGAGCGGATTTGATCATCAGCCAGTCACCGAACCGAGAAACAAAAAAGAGGCCGCGATAATTCGCAGCCTCTGACTAGGCTCGATGAATCAGCATCTCAGAGGGCTGGCCGGCCCTGCCGAGTGCAAAGCCGCGATTTCACGCGGCCTCTTGATAATTTTATTTTTACACCGTGTGCATGTCCGTCAATATGAGTTAAGTGAGTTGGATGCGAATGGGGGTATATATGGCAACTCCGAGCCCTGCCGCGCGGAGCCCTGCCGAGCGCGGCCGAGCCACGCCGAGCGATGCCCTGACGAGCCGAGCCGGGCCAGGGCGGGCCACGCGAGCGGGATATAATTGCAACTCCATGCCGTGCCGTGCCGCGCGGTGCCCTGCCAGGCCCAGTCTTGCCGGGCCTAGCCAGGAGTGTTTATGAGTGCAATTCCACGCCGGGACGGGACGGGCCGAGCGCGGCCATGCCGAGCGATGCCCAGACCAGCGGAGCCAAGCCACGCCGAGCCACGGCCGAGAGCGTTTATGCAATGATGACGATTCCATGCCACGCCCTGACTTGCCGCGCCGAGCCCCGCCGAGCCGCGAGATGCCCTGCCGAGCCGGGCGATGCCA